ACATTTGTTGGTACAGTTACAGTAACAGTTACTTAGGAGTTAGTTATGAAAGACATGACACAAGACAAGAAGATGGTGAAGTCCGCCATCGGTAAGCACGAGAAAAACATGCACCCCGGCAAAAAGCCTACAAAGCTTGCCAAGGGCGGTAAGACCAATGAGATGATGATGCAGTATGGTCGCGGTATGGCCAAAGTTAAGAATCAGGGGAAATAACATGGCCAAGATTAACAATCTATCCGCTTCTGCATACGCCAAGCCCCACACCATGAGTGGTAAGCCTGTTGTCGCATCTACAAACCCCGGCACTCCCCCAAACCGCAGTAAAGCCGACACCGTTAATATGTCTATTGGCAACATCAGCAAAAACGCTGGTAACGAAACCACTAAGACATCCGGTATCGTCACCCGTGGCAATGGATGCGCTACCAAGGGAACTATGGCACGAGGCCCGATGGCATGAATTACACTGAACTCAGCAACGCTATCCAAGCGTACACGGAGAACACGGAAGCAGATTTCGTGGCTAATATTCCTGTGTTCGTTGAGCAGGCTGAGCAGCGTATTTACAACAACGTACAGTTTCCGTCTTTGCGTAAGAACGTCACAGGCGTGACTACGATAAACAATAAGTATGTTTCGTGCCCGTCCGACTTTTTGGCCGTATATTCGTTTGCTGTGGTAGACGGAACATTAGCTTCTGGTACCTACGAATACCTGCTTAACAAAGACGTTAACTTTATCCGTCAGGCTTACCCCCAAGCAGATGACACTGGTTTGCCGCGTTATTACGCTTTGTTTGGCCCTCAGTCAGCCAATGATGCCGAGTTAACTTTCATTTTAGGCCCAACGCCAGACGCAAATTACAACGTTGAGTTGCATTACTACTATTACCCTGAGTCTATTGTGACTGCGAGTACGACGTGGCTTGGTGATAATTTTGACTCTGTGCTTTTGTATGGCTCGTTGGTTGAGGCTTACACCTACATGAAGGGTGAGGCGGACATGATGCAGCTTTACAACGGCAAGTACATGGAAGCAATGGCGCTTGCAAAACGTTTGGGCGATGGTATGGAGCGTCAAGACGCGTATCGTTCTGGGCAGTTCCGTCAGAGGGTAACTTGATATGTCGATTATCCAGACCCAGACCACGAGCTTCAAGGCGCAGTTGTACCAAGGTATTCATGACTTAACGACTGACGTTATCAAGATTGCTTTGTACACGGCTAACGCTAATTTGAACGAAGATACGACTGTATACAGTTCAACTGATGAAATACCCCCTACGGGTACGTACTCGCTTGGTGGGGCACAGTTGACTCCAATCACAGTCAGTACTTCTGGATACACAGCCTATGTGGGCTTCCCAAACATTTCTTGGACAGGCGCAATCACTGCAAGATGTGCGTTGATTTACAACGACACGGTTGCCGGTAAGCCATCCATAGCGGTGTTGGACTTCGGTTCTGACAAGACATCCGTTGGCACGTTCACAATCACCATGCCCGCAAATACCGCTACGGCAGCTCTTATTAGGAGTTCAAACTAATGTTTGCAACTGAATCTGCTGGTGAAATTGGTAACGTGCTAATCCACAAGGTAGACCATCGTGGGTTCAACCCCGAAGAGCTTGCCGAGCAAGCGTTAAACCGAATTATCTATGTTGGGGATCAGTCCCATCCGGCCATTCGCGATCAGGCGCAAGCTTTTCGTGAACACATCCGTGGTGTGTTGGTGTTCTACATGAAACGCGCAATTGAGTCGAATAACACGACTCTAGCTAACCGTCTCCGTGAAGCGGGGCATCCTGAACTTGTAACTCTATTGGAGATATAAAATGGCTATTACTATTACCACGGCAATGCCCACCAGCTTCAAGGTCGAAATCCTAAAAGCTGTACACAACTTTACAACAACCACGGGCAACACATTCAAAATTGCGTTGTTCAAAGCTACAGCCGCTGGCTCTGGCACGTTTGGCGCGGCCACAACAAACTACTCCCAAATGGGTACAGACGAGTTGGCTACGGCAACGGGCTACACACAGCCCGGCAATACTTTGACTTCAGTAACTCCTGTTGCTGACGGCACAACTGCTGTTTGTGACTTTGCAGACACCACATGGACTTCTGCCACGTTTACAACTTGCGGCGCTCTGATTTATAACTCTTCAGCTTCTGGTGCGGCTTGCGCAGTCTTAAGTTTTGGAGGCGATCAGCAAGTTAGTTCTGGCGATTTTACAATTCAGTTCCCAGCAGCGGCGGCAGCAACGGCAATCATTCGTATTGCGTAAGTGAGTTAATGTGGCAACCGGATGGGGCGAACGTCCTTGGGGGTATAACGCTTGGGGTGGAGACAGTGTAGTCTTCCCAATGAGCGGCTGGGGTGTGTCTTCTTGGGGCGATGGCCCTTGGGGGCAAAGCAGCATATCAGTCCAAGGTACAGGCGCAGTTGGTTCGGTTGGCATATCTGTATCGGTTACGTTCATTCCAACGGGCGTAGCGGGTACGGGTGCAGTAGGAAGTGTTGTACCGGCGGTTAACTTCACTCTTACGGGTGTAGCAGCGGCAGGTTCAGTAGGGGCGGTCACTCCAAGAGTTGCGTACATGCCTACGGGCGTACAGGGCGTTGGGGAGATGGGCAACTTCATTGTTAACGTCAATGACTTTGTTATCCCGATTGGTGTTGAAGGCGTGGGTGCGATTGGCACTCCACTAATAAAAGTTGGTAAAGCAATCTCTGTAACAGGAGTTGCAGGTACAGGGGCAGTTGGCACTGTAGCCCCCGAAGTTCAATTCACTCCTACGGGCGTGGTTGGCACAGGAGCCGTTGGTAGCGTTACGTTCAGATTGGACAAAACGCTGGTTCCAACAGGTGTTGCGGGTACAGGTCAGCTTGGCACGGTAACGTTGATTTATAACGGCGGCGCATCACCCACAGGCGTGGTTGGTACAGGTGCAGTAGGCACTGCGGTAGCCAGAGTAATAAATCGTGTTGCAGGGGTCAGTGCAACTGGACAAGTTGGTACTGTTTCAGTTAAAGTATCAGAAACCATTTTGGTGACTGGCGTGCAGGGTACTGGAGCAGTTGGAACAGTTTTAATTAGGGGGTGGACTGTGATTGATGATTCCCAGACACCAAATTGGGTAGATGTGTCAACCACACAAGACCCCGGATGGACAGAGATTGCTACATAGGAGCATTAAATGACAACAGCGTATTCAACCAACCTAGAACTTGCGCTGCCGGTTCAGGGTGAGTTATCCGGCACATGGGGCGACACCGTCAACAACGGTATTACGCAGTATCTTGACGCGGCTATTGCTGGTAGTCAGATCATCAGCGGTAGCCAAACTGCAGTCACGCTTACAAATACAAACGGCGACGCGTCAGCTACCAATATTGCACAGGCTGGCAGTGGTGCCACGGGCACAGCGCAGTACCAGATCATTCGTTGCACGGGCAACCCTGCGGGTTTGTTGACAGTTACAATTAGCGATACCGGCGTTGCTGGCTACAGCAAGACCTTCGTCATCATCAACGCCACATCTACAAGCCAGTCAGTAAAGATTGTTGGTAGCGGCCCCACTACAGGTATCACGGTTGCTTCTGGTGACAAGGCGCTGGTAGCTTGGAATGGTTCTGACTTCGTGCGCGTAGGCGCATCGGCTGGCGGCTCAAACACACAGGTTCAGTTTAACAGTTCAGGTAACTTGGCAGGTTCTGCCAATCTGACGTTTGACGGTACTAACCTAACAGCAAACACACTGACACCCACAAACGCTTTAGGCGCAGCATACGGCGGTACAGGTTTAACTACCACAACAGCGTACAGTGTGGTGTTCTCAGGTACTACAAGTACTGGCGCGTTCCAAGCATCTGCTGGCCCCGGCACAGCTACATACGTTTTGACGAGTAATGGCGCAGGCGCATTACCAACATTCCAAGCACTGCCTGCTTCTGGTTTAACCAGAGCACAGGTCACAACAATCGCAATGTTATTTAGTATCTAAGGAGCAATCATGGCCGCACCAAATATTCTCGCTTGCACAACAGCAACACCTCACACAGTTTCTATCACCCCTGCGGATACTTCACGTAACGCTTTGGTGACTGCGCCAGCTTCTGGGTCTGCGCAGAAGATTAACCAGATCATGGTGTCCAACATTGACGGCACCACTGCTTACGACGCAACTGTTGAGTTGCGTTTGGCTGATGGTACAACTTACCGCGCTCTTGGCTCTACAATCTCTGTGCCAGCCGATGCTTCTCTGATTATGTTGGACAAGACCACAATGCTTTATTTGCTGGATACCAGCGTGTCTGGTGAGGCAAGCACATTGTGGGTAACCAGCAGCACAGCAAGTAAGTTGACTTTCACAGTAAGCTACGAAACCCTTACACCATAAAAGGGGGGCATCATGCCACTACGTCCTCCTGCTGGGTTTATCTCAGCATTTTTTGATCCGCTTAGGAATCCTAATGCGCCTACCATTGGTACGGCCACAGGTGGTGATACAACAGCGTCTGTAGCTTTTACAGCACCCGCTAATCCGGGCGGTTCTGCAATTACGGCTTACTATGCTGTTTCTAACCCCGGTCAATTTACTGGAACATCGGCCACTTCTCCTGTGTCTGTTACGGGTTTAACCAACGGCACTGCATATACATTTAATGTGTGGGCACTGAATAGTTACGGCCCCGGTGTGTTTAGTGCGGCAAGTAATAGTGTTACCCCTGCATTTATTGCATACGCAGTGTTTGGCGGCGGCGCTAATACTGGCGGCAGCGCATCTAGTGTCATTGACTATGTAAATATTGCCACCACTGGAAATGCTACTTTTTGGGGCAATTTAACTGTTACGGGCAACAATGGCCCAGTCAGTGCGTCTTCTACCACTAGAGGCGTGTATGCTGGCATATCATCGTCTACCAGTGTTATGACATACATTACGTTTTCTACTACTGGAAATTCGGTTACTTTTGGCAATATGTTGGGTAATTACCGTCAAATGGGCGGAACAAGTAACGCTACTCGCGGTCTATTTGCTGGAGGCCCATTTGCCAATCTAATCCAATACATCACAATTGCGACCACTGGCGATACGACATCTTTTGGTGATCTTAATATTGCCGACTGGGGTAACCCCGCCGGATGTGCATCACCAACACGCGCTTTGTTTGGTGGCGGTAATATGAACGATGCACCTTACGGGTACTACAACCGTATTAATTACGTCACAATAGCCACTACCGGAAACGCATCAACTTTTGGTAATTTGACTCAAACACGTACCGCCGCAACAGGAGTTTCTTCTAGCACTCGTGGCATATTTGCTGGCGGCGGGTTATCCGATGGTACTACTATGACAAACGTAATTGATTACGTAACAATTGCTTCTACAGGCAATGCAACAGATTTTGGTGATTTAACTGTAGCAAGATCTTCTCCAGCCGGTGCTTCAAATAATAGCCGTGGGGTTTTTGGTGGAGGGGGGCCTGCTACCAATACTTCATCCAATACGATTGATTACATAACAATTGCTTCCGCAGGAAATGCTACCGCTTTTGGCAATTTAACCACTAATAGGCGATATGGCGGTGCTTGTGGTAATGCTGGTGGAGGGCTTCAATAATGCCAAGCTATTCAGGTGTATGGACACTCCCCGCACAAATGCAAGCCGCTGGTACGTATAACTGGCCCGGCGCTAATTTTCCTGTCACCAGCACAACCGCGTTTATATCTGGTGGTAATTTGGCAAGCGGTTCTCCAACTGCTTTAATTCAATATTACAACATTAGCACTTTAGGCAATTCTTATGATTTTGGCAACCTGCTTGTGGCTGGAAATAGTGCTACGGCTTGTGGATCTACCACTAGAGGAATAGTTGCTGCAATTTATCAAGCCGCAACTGATACGCAAACAAACGTCATTCAGTATATTACGTACGCTTCTAATAGCAATTCAGTTGATTTTGGCGACATGCAGCAACAGAGCAACGGTATTGGTTCTTGCTCAGACAGTACTAGGGCTGTAATGTGCGGCTCAAACGATTCGCCGACAAATACAATTCAGTACATAACTATTGCAACCACCGGTAACGCTCAAACTTTTGGGCAGTTAAACGTAGAGGCTAGGCTACAAGCCAACGGGGGGTGTGCTTCAACAACGCGGGGGATTTTTTCTGGTGGTGTAAGAAACGGTGCTCTTTCTGCGGGTATTTCTTATGTGACAATTGCAACAACTGGCAACGGCACTGCATTTGGTAGCTTGACTGTCGGAGTAAGGTATCAGTCTACAGCTTCTAATAATACACGAGGTATATCTTGTGCTGGTGATAATGGCGGCTCTATTGTATCTTCGATGGGCTATATCACGATTGCCACTACAGGTAACGCAGTTGCTTTTGGTAATTTGAGCACTGATAGTTGGGGTTCAGCAAGTTGCACATCTTCTACAAGGAACGTAATTGCTGTCGGTGCTTCAAGTTATAGCTCTCCTGTTGCTCTGAACACTTTAGTTTACGTGACTATAGCAACGACGGGCAACCCAACAAATTTTGGTAGTTTAAGCACTGCGTCTTGGTTTACTGCGGGGACTTCAAACTCCCACGGAGGTCTATAAATGTCTGAACAATGGTCAGGTGGCATCATCACCCCAACCCCTGCAACTCCAACAGGGCCCAATCTAAATGGTTCTGCTCCCGGCGTCTGGACGTTAAATCAAGCAGCCTTTTGGATTAAACAAGGGCTGTGGCCTACTGCTGGTTTTATATCAGGTGACATTGGGTTGTTCGGTGGTGGTTCTACGGCGTCAGTTCGTTTAAACACCATCAGCTTCATAATAATTACGTCTACGGGTAATGACACTTTATTTGGTGATTTAACTGCCGCTAGACAAGGTTTAGGTGCTTGTGCTTCCACGACCCGTGGAATTTTTGCTGGTGGTGCAACAGGCACAACAATGGCTTCTGGTGTTAATACAATTGAGTATGTAACTATTGCGAATACTGGTAATGCCACATCGTTTGGGTCTCTAGCCATTACACCAAGTGGAACTACTGCCGCAAACAGTACTACACGAGGCTTAATTGCTGGCGGCTATTCTGGTGGAGGGTATGTCAACACTATTAGTTATGTCACGATTGCCTCAGTTGGAAATTCTACAAACTTTGGTAATTTAACTTTAAACCGAAATAACTTAAGTGCTGGCGCATCCTCTACTCGAGCTGTGTTTATTGGTGGCGATACTGGCCCGGGGTTTACAAACGTAATGGATTATGTCACAACAGCATCGACTGGAAACGCTACAAGTTTTGGAGCACTAGGCCAAAAACTTTCGGGAACTGCGTCTTGTGCAAATTCAACTCGCGCTGTAATTTCTGGCGGCTATAACGACCCCGCTTTTGCAGTGGTAACAAATCAATACTACATTACTATTGCATCTGCTGGAGCAAGTACATCATTTGGTAATATGGCTACAGAAACTTTCTTTCAGGGCGCTTGTTCTAATGCAACTCGCGGCGTTTTTGCTGGCGGTGCGGGTGCAGATTACAGTACAAGAACCAATGCAATAATATATGTAACTATTGCAACAACAGGCAACCCAACTTCTTTTGGTTCGTTGACAACAGCCCGTTCTAGTTTGGCTGGGTGTTCTAATATCAACGGTGGCGTACAATAATTTTTAACAACAGGAGAAATCTTTGAACGATCTAGCACTGCAAAACATCTCAACCGCTCTGACTACAACCAAGCCAGAGTACAACGTCATGTTGCAAAACATTGACGCTAAACTGCCAGCCGTCCTCAAGGGCGCATCGAACTTCTACAAGGGTCACTCCCAGTTTATGAACGTCACACTTGATGTGACCACACTGACACCCTTGCGTTCTATTTACCAATCGCTGGCTGAGATTGAACAGACCAAGAATGCTTTGCAAGAGAACCACATCAAGATGATGAAGGCTGACGTTGAGCGTCGCCGCAAAGAAGCCAAACTTGCCGAAACCACTGATCCGTTTGACCGTGAGTTGCTTGAACTTGAAATCCTAGAAGCTAAGTCTGGCGCTGTGAACACGCAGAACTACATGGAAGGTGCAGTGCGTAAACTGAACTTTTTCATGAACCAGTACGACAACATCCTCAAGAAAATTGGCAAGACAGAAATCACCGAGGAAGACTACGAGTTGGAAGAAAAGCGTTATCACGTCATGACCTGCATGAAGCAAGGCTTGAACGCCGCTCGTGCCCGTGGTGGTGTGATTGACGAAGGCAACATGATCTACTTGTTTGACCTCGGAATTAACGCCGCTCAAGCGCAAGCCGAAGTCTTTGCCTACTTGACAATGGAAAACGAGATGATTTCTAGCGGCCAAGCGCCGACGCACGAGATGACTGTGCAATGGCTAGAAGCCTGCGCCGACAAGTTCCAAGACTGTGCTGAGAGGTTTGCTGCTAACCGTGGCTTTGTGGTGCTGGATCGCCAGTCATTGACCAACACTCAGTTGTTGGAGAGCAAGTAATGCACTTGGTCATTGGTACTCCAATGTATGGCGGGATGTGCTGTAGCGAGTACACCCAGTCTATGCTCCAGTTGCAAAGCGATATGGAGCGCAATGGCCACAAGTTGACTTGCATTTTTTTGGGCAACGAGAGCCTGATCCAACGCGCCCGTAACACGGTTGCCCACCACTTCTTGCAGACCGATGCAAGCCACCTGCTGTTTATTGACGCTGACCAAAAGTTTCGCCCCGGTGACATTGTCAAGATGCTCCAAGCGGATAAAGGCATTATTGCTGGGTGCGTTCCCATGAAGGGCATCAATTGGACGCGGGTAAAGCATGGCGCTGTACTGAACCACAAAGAACTACACAAGCTGACAGGCATTTTTAACATCAATCCGTTAGACGGCCACAAGATGGTTCATCCAGAAGAGCCGTTTCAAGTCAAACATGCTGGCACAGGATTTATGTTGATTAACCGTGAGGTTTTTGAGACACTCAAGCCACACTCTGCCGTTTATACAAATGGTGGTCAGTCCATCCCTGATGGCGAGGAAGTCTATGACTTTTTTCCTGTTGGCGTGACTGAAGGCAAGTTGTTGTCAGAAGACTTTAATTTCTGCCACCTTTACCGCGAACACGGTGGCACTGTTTGGGCCGCACCTTGGTGTGAGCTTGGGCATTTTGGTTCGTATCTTTTCAGTGGGCAATACTCACAAGGAGCATGACATGGCACGTCAAATGATGAAATACCGCCTAACAGCGGAAGGCACAATCCCTGATTTTCTTTACCTTGGTGAAGATGGTGTAGGTGGTGTTTATGGTGTGCCTGACCCCAGTACACCTTGGCCTCGTGACTTGGTTCAAGTTGGCATTACAAACGATGGCGCTACGGGTGACTTTGAAGTCATCCCAACCAAAGCTGATTTGTTGGCATATTTGACATCAGTTAGCGGAAGCTGGGCACAGATTGATCCAGCACAACCAAATAATATGGAAGCCACAATTCCTTTTGATCCATCAGCCGCTACTGACTGGGCATGGGGTCGTTTGGATGCACTGAACGCATAATCATGCGGGACTGGGCTGAAGCATTGATTGCGGCGGCCTGTATAGTGGCCTTCGTTGTTTATGGCACGTATATGATTGCATGGAGTTTGGTGTGAAATGGAACTTGAGTATTACACTAAAATTATTGGCGCAGTAACTGCCTCAACTGCCATGATTGGTGGGGGCTATACGCTTGCTGACAAGTTTGGCGTGTTCCATAAAGACATCCTAAAGTGGTCGCCAGAGCATTTCCAAATATCTGATGCACCTGCAAATGGTGAGTTTAAAGCTGTAGTAGCCCGGCAAAAGATCAGGGACGATTGCGAAGTCACCTCGTTTAAACTAGAAGTGCGGGATTCTGAGTTGGTGGTACATCCAGCCAAACCTAGCATTGCAACGTTCTCTGGCCCAGCCAGCGACACAGTGGATAAGTTTGGGTACAAGTTTAAGCTAGACACTACTTCACAGGTGACGCCCGGCGTTGCCATGTTGATGGCACACATCAAGTACAAGTGCCCAGAAGGTGAAGTCATTGTGAATTACCCGTCACACAAGAATCTAATGTTTACGATTAAGGAATCAAATGTTTGAAGTATTTGGTGGAATATTGGGTGGAGCGCTAGGCGGTATCTTTCGTCTGGCTCCTGAAGTCCTAAAGTTCTTTGACAAGAAGAACGAGCGCTTGCATGAGATGGCTATGTTTAGCCGTCAGTGCGAGTTAGAGCAGATCCGTGGGCAGCAGAAGTTAGCCGAGATCGGCGCTCAAAGAGAAGCCGCTATTGACGTTGGTGTCATGGATGCCTTTAATGCCGCAATCAACCAACAGGCCGAGATGGTCAAAGCGGCAGGTGGCTGGGCGGCTAGTCTGTCTGCATCTGTGCGTCCAGTCGTTACGTACTGGATTCTTTTAATCTGGAGTTTGGCGCATTTTTGGTATGCGTGGACAGGTTACCGAACTGGCCTTGACCCAACTGAAGTGTTTAAACTCTTTATGTCTCCTGACTTCTCGGCTCTCTTGGCTGGAACAATTAACTATTGGTTCCTCGACAGAACTCTGAAGCAGCGCGGAATATGAACCTAGAACTAGCCGCAGAACTGTGCCGCCGGTTTGAAGGCTATCGGGCCAAGCCGTACCTGTGTCCAGCTAATGTAGCCACGATTGGGTA